GGATCGCTTCCCGGGCTTCGGTCTGGCAGTCGAACTGATCGCCAAGACCCATGATAGCATCCGCTCTGGTCCGTTCCTGGGCCAGAAGGTCCTTGTCCTGGGGGGTGTTGTCTGTAGGTTTGGGCATGTCTGGAACCTCCTGATAGGTCCGTGCTTTTGCCTGGTCGTCTGCTCCAATGGGGGTGATGCTCAATTCCTTGAGCTCCCACTCGGTGGAGACCTTGACCGGGCCTGTAAATGTTTTGCCTTCGATGGTCTGCTGCTCCCCTTCGGGCACAAAGACCGCCTTGGTCACGATATAGCCGATGGAAAAATCAGTGAGATGTCCTTCGGCTGTCTTGGTATATGCGTCATAACCGGCCTGGACGCGGGAGAAGGTCACGCTTCCAATCATCCGATCATCTTCCAATCTGATGTCGGAGACGGAACCAAGGACCTTTTCCACGCCGTCCCACCTGTTGTGATTGTCGAGCAAAGGGACCTGATCCGGGTATGTCGCCCCCTTCATGAGAAGGACTTCATCGATGACCCCGTGGTCCCAATCAAAAACCCTGACAGGGGTCTCGGTGGTCATGACCGCTTCAACGGTCCGGGACTCTTCATCCAGGGTGGCCGGGGCCTTCCCGGTCAATGGCATCTTTCGGGTTGTGATCTTTGGCATTATTCATCCTCGATGGTTGCCGGGTTGCTGGCCAGGGCCGTGTTGACTTCCCCGCGTGAGAGACCGCGCTTTTTGGCCATTTCTTCGGCCTGCTGGATCTCGTCCAAGATTTCTTCGTAATCGCGCCCCCGGGCCGCTGCTATCTCCTGGGGAGACCTGAGCAGGCTGTCGAGCTGGTCAACGTGGGCCTTGGATTCCTTCAAGGGGTCGATGGGCTCCATGCCTGGGACAATCCACTTGCAGGCATGAAACCTTCTGGGATCATCCCAATATCCGGGGATCTGGAGCTTGTTTGTCAAAACGGCCTGATTCATGACCTCATGGAAAACCGGCTTGCAGAGCTGGTTGATGATGCGTCCCTGGGGGACCTTCAAGGCTTGGGCAAGGTCGTTCCGGCATACGCGCATGGTTGAATAATTGATCCCCGTGTAATCACCGGAAAGAAGCTCGTAGGGAACGCCGGTGGAAACGGAGAGCATACGCAGGATCAATTTGACAAAAGGCTCAAAATTGTCCCCGGGCCGGTTGTGGCTGGCCAGGTTCACCTTTTCACCGGGCCGGAGATATTCCAGCACGGCATTTTCCAGCTCATCTTCCCGCTGGCCTGATTCGGGGTTCACTCCGATTCCGTGGGCTGTCTGGTAGGCTGCAATGTCCGGGGCCTCAATAAAGGCCAAGTACTTTGCCGCCATTTTCGCGCCCTCGAGCTCGGCGTCCAGATATTCGGCCAGGTCGTGAGCGCAAAGAACGCCCGGGGCAAAGGGTGAGATCCCCCGGAGCTGGCCAGGGCGAACCATCTTGAAACCGTGGACCACCTGGGCCGCCGGGATGCGTAGGGGCTTGGTGTCGGACTCGAACCAGTAGAATTTCACTTCCCCGGTGGATGGGTCGTACTCCACGCCCTGGTCGATGGTGTTCTGTTTGTTCGGTGATGTGCCCAGGTCGGTGAGGCGGTCGGACTCGATGACCTGCAATGCAAAGGGCAGGAAGCGCTTGGGGTCCTTGGACTGTCTGAGAATAAAGAAAAATTCGCCGTTTTCGCACTCCTGCCGAACTGCAAGCTGACAAATATCGGGGAAGGACAAACGGCCTGTGATGTCGGCCTGCTCGGACCAGCGTTTCCATGCGTCCTCGATGCGGGATCTAAGCGCCGGATCCGCCTTGGACTGGAAGTTGATTCCCTGCCCCACGGTGAGTGAAACAAGCTGATCCACTGCACGGCTGAAATAGGGAAAATCCCGGACAAGCTGCCGGACACGTTCCCTGACCTTCTGGGAGGAAACCCGGATCTCGTCATTGACCGTGGATTCGACCGGAGACCATGCGCCGGTTTTCCTGCCGGACTTGGCCGCCGCGTACATCCGTTCACCTTTGACCATGCGCCGGGCCAGGGTGCGGGAAAGCTCGGCCTTGGGGCTGAATAGTCCAATGAGGCGGTCAATGGCCTTGCCTACCATCTGGAACCCCCTCTGGCATACGCTCGGCCAATGGGGGCCGCTGTGCTCTGGCTCTCCAGCTCGGCCCGGTGCTCCACTTCACGGAACATGGACATGAAATCGGAGAAGGTCCGGTATTCGGTTTCAACGTCACCGATCTGGTAGCGCTTCATCCTCCACATTCCGGATGCCATATCGTTTCTCAGTTCTGTGAGAAGGGCCGTCCAAGTAGTAAAAGCCATGCAATACACTCCTGTTTTCTCGGGGTGTAGCATGGCTTTTATGGTTTTTTGGTAATTTACTAAATTTAGGGATGATCTAGGCTGAATTTACCATTGATTTCGTGTTGTTTTGCTTGACACGTTCTGTAATCTGCTCCCGCCTCCACCTGTCTATAAGAAAGGTGTCGCTCTCCCAGATCCCGCCGATCTTCGAGGCCGGGAAACCCATATTCCGAATCCAATCAAGAATCGTGACCGAGGATCGCCGGACATATTCCCCGATCTCATCCATTCCCGAAAGGGGTCTGCCCTGGGGGGCGTCACCACCATTTTGTTGAAGGTCGTCGTTTCTTTTGGGGGTTCTGCTTGATTTGCTCATGGTTCGCGCTCCTGTTGATGAATCGGATTCCCTGGATGTCTGCCGCTGCCAGACAGTAAACTTCACAATCCCACAAATGATTTGCCTTGTGCCTGGGGCATTGCCAGTGCCCTTTTTCGTCTTTGTATTCCGCTGTCATCTGGGCCAGGTAATCCCCGCTCACTTCTTCATGAAGATGGAAGAAACCGGGGCTCCCGGGCTCGAGGTTTAGTTTCCCTGCCAAAAGATCCTTGTAATACGTCACGTCCAACCGCATGAGCTGGAGACCGCCGGGCACGGGGTATTTCTTGCCGTCTCGCCTGGGGATGCTGTCCAGGACGGAGACCGACCAGGGCCGCCCGGCAAGTCTGATCTCCCCTTTGATGGGTACGAACAAGGGATGACTTCTGGCCAGCTCGTAGATTTCCCCGGTACGGTGGCCGCCTGAGTCGATGAAGACGCGAGAAACCGCATACAGATTCCCCCTGCTGTCCTGGTAGCGGGATTCACTGGCAATGGTCCGCAAGGTCTCCAGGTCCGGGCAAAAGCCTTCCCTGATCAACCAGGATTCAAGATCCCTTCCCCATGCTCGGACCACATACCAAAAACCGTTGTCCTGGGTGTCCGCCCCCATGGTCAGAGCAAGAACTCCATCGTCCGGAATCTGGCCGGGTTGCCGCTTGTCACATAGCCGTTGCAGATCGTGAGCGCTCCGCCGCTTGACGTGCTCGTCTTCAATCCAGGGTTCGGCAAGGGAACTGTTGATGAAGTTGTGCAGGCTCCCTGTCGCGCCGGTCTTGGCCTCGGCCTTGGCCAGAAGGAACTTGCCCACGAGATCCCCCCACCTGGTCCATGGGCTGTAGAGTTCGCTCAGGTGGTAGCTTCGGTGATTTGCCGGGGCATCTTCGTTTTCTGCGATCCATGACCCCTTGGACAGAAGGGTTGACTTGTCGCGCTCGGTGATCCGTCCCTGACAGTGAGGACATTCGAGATAGACCGACCCCTTCACCTCTTCCAGGTGGTCGGACTTCTTCCATTTGATCATGGGCCACGTCATGACAAACAGGCTGCCGCAATGGGGGCACGGGACATAGAAACGGCACTGTGACCCGGCCTTGAAATTCGTCCATATCGGGGCCGTCTCGATGGTCGGGGTGGATGCAAGGATGATCTTGTGAGACCGGTAGGATTTGACGCGCTCAAGGGCCAGGGACAGGGCGTCTGCTTCCCGCTTGGACTGATCCGGCCATTTGTCCACTTCGTCGGCCATAAGATATTTAATGGGCCTCGATGCGAGTTGTGAAGGACTTCCCGCCCCCTGGAGGTAGAGGGACAGGCGATCCAGAATCATTTCCGTGGAGTTGAAATCAAACCTGTTGCCGGACTTGTGCCGGGCCAGACAGGGGCAATCCTCGATCAAGGGTTGCAGGCGATTCTTGGAAAAGGAACGGGCCGCATCCATGCTGCTCTGGACCAGAAGGACCGGCCCGGGGTCCTGGTCGATAGCATAGCCAAGCATGACCATAAGGGTGGTGGTCTTTGCGCTTTGCGCTGAAAAACAAAGGGTGATCCGCCTGATTGCCGGGTCCTGGAAGTCTTCCAGGGGTCCCCGGACATACGGGGTGTGCCGTGTCCGATATTTCCCCGGGTAGGCTGTTGCCCTGGCTGAAAGCTCCAGGTGTTCCTCGGCCCACTCCCAGGTGTTCAAACAGGCAGGCGGGGTCCAATTGTCGGACCACCAATCATCCAGCGTCTTGCAGCTTTCCAAGAGCATCCCGGACCTCTTCGGTCAGTCGTTTCTGTATTTCCGGCCAGGGTAGGCCTTCGAGCTCGGGTGATACCTTTCCGGGCATATCCAGAAGGGTTGACTTGGTGGCCTCGATCTTCCGGGCCAGCCATGTTTTGACCTCCAGGGCCGGGAGAAGGTCACGCCGTTGGGTGAGATGGTCGGTCAAATTTTTTTCGGCCTTGCGCAAGAGATCCAGAGCCGTCTGCCAATCCTTGAAGAAAACCGGGGATTCCTTCCTGTTTGCGTTGAAGCTCTCTTGCCACTTGGCAAAGGTGGCCTGTTCTGCCTGCCGGAGACGTTCCAGGGCCGCCTCCAGGCCGATCTCCTGGTTGCCGGTCTCCCTGGTCACGGGCTCGATGATTTCCGGAACGAGGGTGCCGTCACGATCTCGAAGGATCTCTGCCGCCCTGATTGCCAGCTCCCGAGATCTCGGGCCACTGGACCGTCGATTGACCAGCCATTCACACCATGCGTAAAGGGGCCATGTCGCACTTTTGCCCGTTCCCCTGGGGGCAGGTCCGCCCTGGTTCCGGAGCTTCCGAAAAAGCGGGTACCCAATCTGGAGGGCATCCAGTATTTCCTGCCGGGTGATGTATCGTTCGTGCTCCATTTTGCGCTTTCCGTGTTACTCAAGGTTTTGGGAATGTCTCATGGGGAAATATCGCGCTGCAGGCGACCCCTGCTAAATGACAGCCAGTAAGGACCCACGGCCTTCCTGCTCTCTTTGCTTGCATACGTTTTTTCATTTCGTGTAACTCACTGCATACGATCAATCGTCCATCTCCTGTTCATCTCGCCGCCGGTCCATCTCCTCTTCTGCATGAATGAGGGCTGCCCGTTCGTACTCCCGCAGGGCTTTCAGCGCATCTGTAAAGCTCGGGTACCAGGTGCCTTGGAATCGTGCTTCACCCGTCACCTGATCAATCCTGATGCCGTTAAGGGTGGTGGTCCACTCGTCGGTCATGACCGCCTCATGTCTGAGTTAGTAAATTTCAAAAAACTTTTTTGGCTTATTAGCTACATGATGCGGATTGATGGAGAATGTAACAAATGGCCAGTCAGGACCGATCTGCAAATGTCGCACGCCAAAACGCCAATTTATCCATAGGTTGCTCATGACTGCCTCATGTCTGCAAGTGCTCGGGTGAGATCCATTGATGCCCGGCGAACCGCGCCGGTCTCCTTGTTGCCGTATGAAATGGCATACTCATTGTTCCCACATGAATCCTTGAGGGTCTTCACTCGCTGCAAAAAGCGCTTGGCCTCTGCCTCTGCCTGGTTGATCTTCGTCAAAAGCATCGTGGATCTCCTATTGTTTCCGTGACCACCAGGCCAAGAGCAAGGCATCTGCCCGGTTGTGGTCTTTCTTCCTGGTCAAGGGTGCATCCGGGAATAACCGCCGGGCCACGGCAAGGGACCTGCTCTT